TAGTAGTAGACTCCGCAAGAAGAAGCAATAACTATAAGCCAAGGAATAAGGTAGTAAAATGTGGCAGTTAATGCTTCTTTGGGGCCTACTACAAGGAATGACTTGTGTGGCGAGAAATGTGTTAGAAATGAGGATTGAATGTCCACATACTCTTGGTTTAGGACAAGGTTTATTGATCGGTTCAGCTGAATTGCCACCAGTGCATGTAGACACTATCCCTTCATTGAAGTTAGAGAGTTCATGCAATTTTGACATACATACTGCACCTTTGGCACAACAGCAAGTTACTAAATGGACATGGGAGAAGAAAGCTGATACGACTGAGTCAACAAATGCAGCATCAACCACATTTCAGTCAAAGAGTTCAGAGGTTCAGCTAAAAGGACTTTGTGTTGTGCCACCTCTGACATTTGAGACAGCAAACAAGCTGAGAAAGACAGTAACTTGTTTTGACATATCATGTAATCAGACCCATTGTCAACCTACAGTTTATCTAGTTGCTCCAATACAGACATGTTTAACAACAAAGAGCTGTATGTTAGGGTTAGGTGACATGAGAATTCAGGTTAGTTATGAAAAGACATATTGTGTTTCAGGTCAGTTAATTGAGGGTTCTTGCTTCAATCCCATTCATACAATGGCTTTATCTCAACCTAGTCACACATATGATATATTCACTTTACTAGTAAAATGTTTTTTTGTGGCTAAAAAGCAGGCAAATCAAGAAAGCCTTAAGATAGAGAAAAAGCTAGAAACTATAATGGGGAAATCTGATTGTTCAAATAATAATCTACAAGGACACTATACTTGTTTCTTAGGAACAAGTTCAGAACCTATATATGTCCCATTACTAGAAGACTACAGGTCTGCTGAGATTTTGTCAAGGATGGGAACTGCACCTCATGGAGAAGATCATGACTTAGACAACCAGGCTATGGGCCATGTTAGGGTAGTAGGAAAGCTGACAGGAAAAGCACCATCATCAGAATCTTCAGACACAGTGCAAGGTGTTGCCTTTTCAGGACTACCAATGTATACATCATTGTCAGTCATGACAGCAAAGGAAGACCCAGTCTATGTCTGGTCACCAGGGATAATAGGAGAAGCAAATCATACACGGTGTGATAAGAAGATGATCCCTTTAACATGGACAGGCTATGTTCCTATACCTGGCGAGGTAGAAAAAACAACCACATGCACAGTGTTCTGCACCTTGGCCGGCCCAGGTGCTGATTGTGAGGCTTATTCAGAGACTGGTATTTTCAATATCAGTTCAACATCTTGTTTAATAAATAGGGTCCAGAGATTCCGAGGTTCTGAACAGCAAATAAAGTTTGTTTGCCAAAGGATAGATGCTGATATAACAGTTTATTGTAATGGGATGAAGAAGGTAATATTAACACAAACCTTAGTGATAGGTCAATGTATTTATACAATAACAAGCTTATTTTCTTTAGCTCCTAGTATTGCACATTCTCTTGCAGTCGAAGTCTGTGTCCCTGGCCTACATGGTTGGGTTACAACTGCATTGCTTTTAACATTTTGTTTTGGCTGGATCTTAATACCTAGTATTACTTATTTGGTCTTAAAGTTTTTACTGCTATTTACCTTTTTATTTTCTAAGTATAATACTGAATCAAAATTCAAAAGTATATTAGAGAGAGTCAAGCAAGAGTACAAAAAGACGATGGGTTCTATGGTTTGTGAAGTATGCTGTCAAGAGTGTGAGACTGTTAAGGAGCTAGAATCACATAACAAGAGTTGTCCTAATAGCCATTGTCCTTACTGTATGAATCCAACAGAAGCAACAGAAACAGCATTACAGGCTCATTTTAAAGTGTGTAAGCTTACAAATAGATTCCATGAAAATCTTAAAAAATCTCTTGGAGGTTATGAGCCAAAGCAAGGTTGTTATAGGACTCTCTCAGTTTTTAGATATAAGAGTCGTTGTTATGTTGGCATGGTTTGGATAGTACTCTTAATTATTGAGTCTGTGCTATGGGCTGCAAGTGCAGATGTGGCAGATGTAAAAGTGGGCTGGACAGATGTTGCACATGGGGTAGCCTTAATTCCCCTCCGAACAGACATAGAGTTGGACTTTTCTTTACCATCATCAGCCACTTACACTTATAGAAGAATTTTACAGAACCCAGCCAATGAAGCTGAGAAAATACCATTCCATTTTCAGCTAGATAGACAGGTGATTCATGCTGAAATACAATCATTAGGACATTGGATGGATGGAACATTTAACTTGAAGACATCATTTCATTGTTATGGTGCTTGCGAGAAGTACTCATATCCATGGCAGACCTCAAAGTGTTTTAGTGAAAGGGATTTTCAGTATGAATCAGGTTGGGGTTGTAACCCTATAGACTGCCCTGGAGTGGGGACAGGCTGTACTGCTTGTGGGGTTTATTTGGACAAATTAAAATCAGTAGGAAAAGTCTTTAAAATCATTTCACTAAAATATACGCGCAGAGTTTGTATACAATTAGGTCAAGAACAAACTTGCAAAACTATAGACTCTAATGACTGTCTCATCACAACTTCAGTTAAAGTCTGTATAATCGGAACAGTGTCTAAATTCCAACCAGGTGATACATTGCTTTTCTTAGGACCATTAGAACAAGGAGGGATAATTTTTAAGCAGTGGTGCACTGCTTCTTGTCAATTCGGTGATCCAGGAGATATTATGACTGCCCCGAATGGAATGAAGTGTCCAGAGCATACAGGCACTTTTAGAAAAAAATGCAGTTTTGCCACTATTCCTAGTTGTGAATATGATGGGAACACAATCTCAGGCTTTAAGAGGATGATGGCAACACGAGATTCATTTCAGTCATTTAACATTAGTGATGTTCACATTACAACAAATGCACTGGAATGGATCGATCCTGATAGTACATTAAAGGACCATATCAATATGGTTTTCAACAGGGATATTTCATTTCAAGACCTTGCAGAGAATCCATGTAAAGTGGGGATGACTACAACATCTATTGATGGGGCCTGGGGTTCAGGCGTTGGATTCAGTCTTACTTGTTCTATTAGCTTGACAGAATGTGCTTCATTTATGACAGCAATAAAGGCTTGTGATAAGTCTATGTGCTATGGAGCAAAAACAGTAACACTTGTTAGAGGACAAAACACAGTAATTATTGTTGGTAAAGGGGGTCATTCAGGTTCTAAATTCAAGTGTTGTCATAATGATGATTGCTCCACAACAGGACTGCTTGCTTCTCCTCCACATTTGGATAGAGTAACCGGTTACAATCAACTGGACACTGATAAAGTGTTTGATGACGGAGCTCCAGAGTGTGGGATCAAATGCTGGTTCACCAAATCTGGTGAATGGTTTCTAGGGATCTTAAATGGTAATTGGATTGTGATTGCAGTTTTAATCTTTATCCTTATAATTTCATTGTTTCTTTTCAGTTTATGTTGTCCTGTTCGAAGTCGATCACAGAGAACTTAAGAATGTACAACCTTTAAACTATCTGGCTTTAATCTTTATTATTATAAAACATTATATTTAGTATTAACCCATATTTTATGATTGGTATTGTTATTGACTTATACTCTAAAAAAAACTAATTTCGCATTATTGTTAAACCTCATACTAGTTTTACCAAGATTTTGTTCCTGCGGAGTCTACTACTA